ATACATCATTCGATGAAAATGCAATAACATTTGATTCATCAACACAGAAATTTGACATAGGTAGTTGATAAAGTCTTATAAATAAAAGAAAGAATTTAGGAGAAACCCAATATGGCATACCAACCTCTAGGACTTGGAAGCGCCGCTAACGATGGATCAGGTGATGACCTTCGCACCGGCGGAGACAAGATTAATGATAACTTCGTAGAAATCTATACCAAACTTGGTGATGGTTCTACTTTGTCATCTGATACAGTTGCACTATTAACTGCAACACAGACAATGACTAACAAGACATTGACTGCACCCACCATCAACGGCGTAGTTGGTGGAACTACAACCTCTCAAACAATTACAACTCTGACTACTGAAGGTATTCAGAATGCAACTGGTGAACTAGAAATCACTGCTGCAAACCAAGTAGTTGAGATTCAGGGTGGTGGTTCAAACTCAGGTGCAATCACACTGAACTGTGAACAAAACTCACATGGACAAAAGATTATTGCACAACCACATAGTGCTGGTGTAACAAACACACTGACACTTCCTGCTGGTGGAAACCAAGAACTTGTTGGTACTTCTGCAACACAGACACTTACTGGCAAGACATTGACTGCACCAACAATTACTGGTTCTGGTGCAATCGCTGGTGTATTCACTGGTAACATCACTGGTAACGTAACAGGAAATGTAACTGGTAACGTAGATGGTGTTGTTGGTGGTAACACCCCTGCTGCAATTACAGGTACAGCAATCAGTGGAACATCCATTACTGTTTCTGGTACTGGTAATGCACTGAAATTAAACACAGTAACAACAACTCAACGTAATGCGTTGACTGCTGCTGTTGGAATGATAGTATACAATAGTACTACAAGTAAAATCGAAGCATATGCTGGTAGTGCTTGGGTAGCATTACATTAAAGGATAGAAAACTATGGCAATTGATAAAATTACAGCAAGTGGACTTGGGGATGGTGGAGTATCTACAGCAGATATCGCCGATGATGCAATAACTCAAGCAAAGATGGCTGATGATTCAGTTGGATCAGCACAATTACACGATGGTTCAGTTAACACCGCTCATCTCTCTAACTTAAATGTTACTGCTGGTAAGATAGCTGCAGATGCAATTACTACCGCTAAGATATTAGATTTAAATGTTACTACTGGTAAGTTAGCTGCAGATGCAATTACTTCTGCTAAAATAGCAGATAACTCAGTGGGTGCTTCAGAATTAAATGTATCTGGAAACGGTACATCTGGACAAGCATTATTGTCTGATGCTGATGGTACAATGTCATGGGGTACTATTTCTCAAGTTGTTTCATCATGGAAACTTCTTTATAATAATAATACAGAAGTTAGTTTTAGTCAAGGTGGAACTCAGTTGGGTTCTTTAGATTTTTATTATCCTACCAATGCAAGAATAGGTGCTGCATTTACAAAACAATATGATGCAGCTACTTCTTATATTGTAACAGGTGGACATTACTACGCATACGCTTCTTCAAATTTTCATGACCATTGGATGTGGATAAGTGGTGACGAGGGAAATGCTATTCACCTTGGAGATGATATTTACGCATTGTCTGGTGAAGATGGTTCTTCTCCTCGTAGACAATCTAAAGTTACCTTGCAGTCTGTTTTTACAGGTAAGGCTGCTGGAACATATACTATCTATACAGCATCTGGTTCGGGAGATACTCGTACTCATAATGGTGTTTTAAATAGAAACCCAGCAAATACCTCTGGTGATATGTCTAACCACAACACACGATCTATGTTCTGGGCAATGGAGGTCTTATACACATGATATTAGATATTTTAATCGCATTAGAACCAAGTAAAGAGTGGGCATATACAGGTACAGATGCTAGTACAAAAGCAAAATTCAAAGAAAACTTTTCTCTTGCAGAAGCAGATTGGAGTTTTACTTGGGCTGAATTTCAAGCGAAACAGAAAGAAATTACAGATGCCCAACCATTAAAGTTATTGCGTGAGGAACGTAATAGACGTTTAACTGAAACTGATTGGACACAAGGTAATGACGTACCTAGTAGCATTAAATCAGATTGGACTACCTATCGTCAGGCACTTAGAGATATCACAAAAAGTGCTACCTCACTAAATGATGTTACATGGCCCACTAAACCATCGTAATAAATAAAAGTATAAAAGGATAATGGAAAAATAACATGGCAGCGATTATTACAGAAAAGTTTAGATTGCACAATGCAGAACAGTTTCAAGAATCGTTCTCTGAAGCAGCTAAATCTACATACTACCTTTTCATAGGTAAGAGTTCACCGTTTACAACCAGTACATCTGGTGGTAACGACAACGCACCCCCAACACCTAAAGACGATATAACAACAGAATTTTATAAGTGGGATTCAATGCTTGCTGCTAAACTGATTTCTTCTTCTGATGTTTCTTTTGTTGTACCTCGTAGGAACTGGGCAAACAATACTACTTACGACATGTATGAACATGACATAAGTGCAAGTAATACTACAACTAGTGGTGCATCAAACTTATTCGATTCAACATTCTACTTTATGACTTCTGATTACAGAGTATATAAAGTACTTGACAATAACAACGGTGTAGCATATAGTGGTGCAGAACCTACGTCTGAAGTTACAGGCCCATTTGAATTGGGTGGATATACTCTACAGTATATGTACAAACTTACAACTTCAGAA